TGATCCAACCACAGAAGATGCAATACCCGTTATTTCAATACCAACAAGTGAAGGTAAAAATATAGCAAATATTAATATAAATAGTAGTAATAACTTATCAAATGCCCCTGAATATTTTGGTTTAGCAGCACACCCAACTCTCAATACTATTCCATTTAGAAGAACTTACCCAATCCCATCATTTACGCTGGGTCCTGGTAGTGGTAACCCTACAGCTATTGAAATACCTTGCCAACAAGCAGGTTCTTATGTTATAACATTATATTTAAATGATAATGCAGGTGGTTTTAAATGTCACACTCTTAAAAAAATATTCCTTTATGGTGTTAATATATCAGGTGCTACACCTGTACAAGAAAATGGTTCTCCTACTTCCATATACGACTTTGGTGATGCATCTCTACAAGGTAATGTAACAGCTCAATTAGTTGCAGCTGTTGCAAAAGTTGAATTAGAAATTATAAACAATGCATTAACAGCAGTAACCGTAGGGGGTTATGTAGAAGTAGATTTCCTACCAGTACCATAATCAAACAAAAATAGCAATTTTAACAAATAATTTAATATTTATAATAAGATGGAAAAAAAAGTTTTAACAAAAGAAGAAATTCAATCTCTAACTGATTTAAAAACAAAATATAGTCAGTTAGTAAATGTTTTAGGTGAAATTGAAATTCAAAAAATGGATCTTAATTTAAGAAAAGAGCAAATTAAATCAAATTTAATTTCAATAAAAGAAGAAGAAATTAAAATAGGAAAAGAATTAGAAGAAAAATATGGGAATGGAACTATTTCATTAGAAAAAGGTGAATTTTCCCCAACAGAATAAATTTTTAACAGACCCTCATATATTTATTATCAAAATATAACATTTAAACAACATGGCAGAAACATTAATTTCCCCAGGAGTACTAGCAAGAGAAAATGATCAATCTCAGATTACTTCTCAACCTATACAAGCTGGTGCAGCATTAGTAGGACCTACAGTAAAAGGTCAAGTCAATATTCCAAAACTTATAACTACCTACAGTGAGTATCAAGCTAACTTTGGTACTACTTTTGATAGTGGATCTGACGAATATACATTTTTAACATCAATTTCAGCATACAATTACTTCCAAAACGGAGGTACTTCGTTAATTGTTACTAGAGTAGCTTCAGGTTCATTTAGTTCAGCTACCTCTTCAACAATTTTCAATGATCAAGAAACTGGAGATGTACTTTTAGGAACTAATTTATTAGGATCTTGGACATCAGGTGGTGAAAATGGTGCTGCCTTTGAAAACACAGTAACCCCTTCTACAAGTGGAACTGGAACAGGAATAGTATTAGCAGTAACAGCTTCAAACGTAAATGGTAAATTAGTTGACACAGCAGATGCTTTATTAGGATCTATTACAACTAATACAACTACTGCAGGAGCCGGTTCTTACTCTGTTAATTTAACAAATGGATCCGGAACAGGTGCCGTTGCTACAGTAGTAGTAACAGGAACAACTGCTCCAACAGTTACTGGAATTACTGTAACTACAAGCGGATCTGGATATATTGCTACAAATGTATTAACAATCCCAGCAGGTGCTTTAGGAACTGGACAGTTAATAACTGGTGATGATATTTTAGCAGAAACCGCAGCTACTCCAATTGGAAACGTAACAGGTCCATTTACAGTAGCACAATCCTCAACATCAGGAACAGGTACAGGAGCAACAATAGCAATAACGGGTGATGGAGCCAATGCTTTATCAGCAGTATCCGTTGTAGATATAGGTACTGGGTATGTTGTAAATGACACTATTACAATAACAGCTGCAGATTTGATTACAGCTGGTTTTGCGGGTGCCGCAGGTGATTTAGTAGTAACAGTTTCTGCAGGAATGTTACAAGACTCAACAGCAGTAGAAATTACATTAATTGCTGATGATATATTTGTTGAAACAGTAGGAGTACAAGTTACTACAGCTGGATCAGGATATGCAGTAGGAGATACATTAACAGTAGCAGCAGCAGACATGGGTAACCCATCAGCTGCCTTAGTATTAACATTAGTAGATGCAGATATTTTAGATGCAAATGCTTTCACATTAGAAACAATTGGTGAAGGTATAATTATGAATAGTGATGGTGCTTTAGCTTCAAACGGAGTTTTAACAAATGGTACATCTGATAATATTAGATGGGAAATTGTTTCACCAAACACATCATCGGGTACATTTAGTGTAATTATTAGACAAGGTAATGATACTACAAGAGCAAAATCAGTACTTGAAAGCTTTAACAATGTATCATTAGATCCAAAAGCTTCAAATTATATTTCAAGAATAATTGGAGACCAAAAACAAGTAGTTAGAGGATCTGGAACGGATGTTTATTTACAAACAAGTGGTTCTTATGCTAATGCTTCAAGATATGTAAGAGTAAAATCAGTAGCATATAAAACACCAGATTATTTAGATAATGCTGGAAATGCTAAATCTGTATACACAGCTTCAATTCCAGTAGCAGCTTCAGGTGCATTTGGAGATGCAGTAGGTACTATTTTAACAGGAACTGGTAATTATTACCAATACATTGATGGTAATGATACTCAAGGATTAAAAGATGGTAATTATACAACAGCATTTAATTTATTAGCTAATAAAGATGATTACAAATATAACATTATTTCATCCCCAGGATTATATCAATCAGGATACTCTTCAATATTAAACACTTTAATTTCAAATACTGAAAATAGAGGAGATAATATTGTAGTATTAGATCTTGAACCATATGCTTCATCAATAACTGCAGTAACATCAACAGCAACTGCTCAGGATACTTCATATGCAGCTTCATATTGGCCATGGTGTATGGTAACTGATCCAGATTCAGGACAAAGAGTTTGGGTTCCAGCTTCAACATTAATTCCAGGTGTGTATGCTAATAATGATAGAACAGCAGAAGCATGGTTTGCACCAGCAGGTATTAATAGAGGTGGATTAGGTCAAGTACTTCAAGCTGAAAGAAAATTAACCCAAGCTAATAGAGATACATTATACACAGGTAAAGTTAACCCAATAGCAACATTCCCAGGTAGAGGAGTTGTAGTATTTGGTCAGAAAACATTACAAAATCAAGCAAGTGCTTTAGATAGAGTAAATGTTAGAAGATTATTAATCGCACTTAAAAATTATATTTCACAGATATCTGATAACTTAGTATTTGAACAAAATACAGCAGCTACAAGAAATATATTCTTAAGTCAGGTTAACCCATATTTAGAATCAGTACAACAAAGACAAGGTTTATACGCGTTTAAAGTTGTAATGAACGATTCAAATAATGGACCCGATGTAATTGATAGAAATGAATTAAGAGGTGCTATATACATTCAACCAACTAAAACGGCAGAATTTATTTACCTAGATTTCAATATTCTACCAACAGGAGCTGAATTTCCTGCATAAGAATTAGAGAATATAATATTTATAACTGAATAAAAAAATAAAACAAACATAAAATGGCAGTATTAGATCCAAACGAAATATTTTTCACAGCATTTGAACCAAAGGTAGCAAATAGATTTGTGATGTATGTTGACGGATTCCCATCATATATCATTAAAGGTGTAAGTGGATTAGGATTCGCACAAGATGAAATTGTACTTAATCATATCAATACTTATAGAAAAGTAAAAGGTAAATTAAGATGGAATGACATTACAATGCAATTATTTGATCCAATTACTCCTTCTGGTGCTCAAGCAGTGATGGAATGGGTTAGATTACATTATGAATCAGTAACTGGTAGAGCTGGTTACTCTGATTTCTACAAGAAAGACTTAACTATTGATGTATTAGGTCCCGTAGGTGATGTAGTTTCAGAATGGATTATTAAAGGTGCATTTATCAAAGACGGTTCATTTGCTGATATGAACTGGGATTCTGATGGTGAAGCACAAAACATTGATTTAACAATTGGAATGGATTACTGCGTGTTAAATTTCTAATAAAAATAAATATTTTTTTAAAAATAGCTTGGCTTCGGTCAAGCTTTTTTTTACATTATGTATGTATACATGACAATTAAGTTATAACTAAATAAAATTTATATGCAAGAATTAAAATTTCCTACTGAACAAGTAGAATTACCTTCAAAAGGTTTAGTCTATCCTAAAGACAATCCTTTATCTTCTGGGGTCATTGAGATGAAATATATGACAGCAAAAGAAGAAGACATCCTTACAAATCAAAACTACATTAAAGATGGAACTGTTATTGATAGACTATTAAAGGCATTAATTGTAACAAAAATTAATTATGATGATTTAGTAGTTGGAGACAAAAATTCAATTATGGTTGCTGCTAGAGTTTTAGGATATGGTAAAGATTATACATTTTCTTATGAAAATGAAACAGTAACAGTAGACCTATCAGAATTAGAACAACGATGGATTAATGAAAGTGAATTAATTGAAAAAAATACTAACCAATTTTCATTTACTTTACCTCACTCTAAAGCTGAGATTACTTTTAAACTATTAAATAATAGAGATGACAGAGCAATTAAATCTGAAGTAAAAGGTTTAAAAAAATTAGATAAAAAATCATCTCCTGAGTTATCAACTCGTTTAAAACATATGATTACATCTATAAATGGGGATAGTGAAGTAAAAATTATTAGAGAATTTGTAGATAATTACATGTTGGCTAGAGACTCTAGAGCATTTAGAGAGCATGTAAAAACATTCCAACCTGATATTGATTTAACCTTTAACCACGTGAGTAGTGACGGCAGCGAAAGGGATGTTACCCTTCCGATGACCGTCAACTTTTTTTGGCCTGACAGCGACTTATAGGATCAATCTCTTCAAAACCATCCATGACATAGTTTATTATGGGCAGGGTGGTTACGATTGGAATACTGTTTACAGTATGCCTATATGGTTGCGAAGATTTACGTACCAACAGATCTATGAAGCAAGATCTGCAGAAGCAGAAGCAATGAAAAATGCTTCTAAAGGAAAGGGAACTAATTTTGATTTAAATAGTTCTACAAAAGATAAAATTCCTAAAGAAGCTTTACGATCAAAACCAACTTCCCCCAATTATGTTACGAAGGCATCAAAAAAATGATGCCTTCTAATATTTATAATAAAACCATCACTTAAATGGCTAAAAAGGAAGACGTTCAAAATCAAAAAGATCTTAATGAAGAACTCAGAAATGAGATTTCTTTAGAGGAGCAAATACTATCCCTATTAGCTGATAGAAGAGGTATAGACTCTGAAATAATCTCA